AATTGCAAAGTATGCAATAAAGCTACACGAAATGCTCAAAGGTGTCAGCGAGCAAGAAGGTTTAGAAGGTTGGGTACAGGCTAAGATTACAAAAGCTGCTGAAGGTTTAGGCAATGTTTATCACAATCTAGATTACAAAATGAATTTTGAAAAAAAGAACGAGCCTAGTGACATGGAAGTAGAAATGCCGTTTGAAAGTGCGTACAAAGGCAGCCTTGCAAGACATTTAACCAAAAATCTACAAGAAAAATCTAAAGAGAAAGAAGTAGAAGAAGCTCAAAAATCAGACGACGATCCTTGCTGGAAAAACTACAAAATGGTAGGAACGAAAAAGAAGAATGGTAAAGAAGTTCCAAATTGCGTTCCTAAGTAAATTTATATAAATGCGGGAAATTTACAAAGGAAATGGATACCTTATATATTTTTGGTGATAGTTTTGCAGATCCATCATCAAACATTTCAGACCCATATGCGTGGACAAACAGATTGGCAGATAATTACAAAGTTAAAAATTTTGCACTGAATGGCACAGGGCCTGATTGGTCATTAGATTTATTTTTGAAACAAATAGAGAATCTAAACGCTGATAAAACAAACTACTGTATCTTTTGTATTAGTGATATTTATAGATTAAACATGAAAGATATGGAGATTGAAGATCAATGGAGAACTTGGGATATTATATCTAATCTCTGGCACGGTACTAACCCAAACACAATAAAAAAGATATTAAAAAAATATAAAAAATTTAGATTACCCCTTCAATTTTTACATAAACATTATTTTTCTCATTCTACATATGAGCGGACAGAAATTATAAAGATGATCTTATTGTTAAAATTCCACGCAGATAAATTTAAAAAAATAATAGTATTGCCTTGTTTTGATGATGTAGGTGATGAATACGCACAAAAACTAAATTCTAAAAATTTTTTTATATTAAATGAAGCACTTGTAAATAAATATCATAATGATACATACTTTCGTATCCCTAATCATTTAATGCCGGTACAACATAAATTACTTTTCAATTTTGTATCAGAAAAACTAAAATCAGATTAAGCGTATGAGTGCTCTATTAGCAAACCTACCCAACACTAAAGTCTATGTCCGCAAAGAATATCTAATGGATTTTAAAGGTGGACATGGAGAATTTGTAGAAGGACACTGGGTAACTGTGAAAAGCATGCCTGGTAGGGCTTTCTACTTTGAAACTTATCTCCCCGAATATGCAGCACTGTATGACAAACTTCCTATCAGTGCCTTTGTAAGCGAACCTAAAAAACCAGACCCTGATTTACCTTTACAAGACCTACAGTTTTGGAATGCGATGGACTATGGTGTAACTGCTATATATAAACAATTTATAGGCAGTATGGATTTTGAAATACTTACCCGTAGCCATAAGGTATTAAAAGGCACCTATGTATTAACACTAGATAATTATCATGAAAGTGCTGACGAAATAGATTATAGCACTAGCGAAATTCCTGAAGAACATAAAAGTTTCAATATACTTGAATTAGAGAACGGACAGTATGCAGCCTATCCGAACAATAGGATGCGTGTTTATGACAATAGTCTTACTCCAAAACAACCAAAAGATCCAGACTTTAAAGTAAGCACTGAATTCTATCAAGTAGAAAATGGTTATTCATATAGACTTGGTGACACAGATCAGTACTATTGGAAATCAGAATAAAATGAATACCGTATATATATTCGGTGATAGCTTTGCAGATTCATCTAGCTCTAAATATGCGTGGCCGAACAGACTCAAGGAAAACTATACTGTAAAAAATTATGCTCTCGGTGGCACAGGACCCGACTGGTCGCTTAAAAATTTTTTAAAAATTGTTGATGAAGTTCATCCAGAAAATTCTTATTGTATTTTCTGTATAAGCGATATTGCACGAATAAGTCTAAAATTTATGGAGCCTAAGACTGCTCATTTAGTGCGTTTTTATTTCGGCAATAAAACCATAAGACATCCTAACCTCAAGACCCACGAATCTAAACTAGAAAAATATGAGGCTTACAATAGTTTTTTATATAAACTTAACAAAAATTATTTAAGTTATTCAACTTTTTATGCTACAGAATTCTTAAAAATTATTTTGTTTATAAAATTTTATAGTGATAGTTTTAAAAAGACATTAATTTTTCCCTGTTTTGACGAGCTATCAACTCAACAATTAATAAGACTCAATACAAATAAAAATTTTTACGTGCATAATAAACCACTAAATGAGTATTCTGAGGAATCGCTAAACCCATATCACAACCCTTATGGAGACACAAGGATTAATCATATGATAGAGTCACAGCATACAGAATTTTATAATATAATCATAAATTTATTAAAATCAAATTGACAAATTTATTAAAAAAACCTATAATAATGTATTTAAAGGAGCAATATGAGCGATAGAGTCTATGGTATTGACGAAAAAGCAAAATTAGAAAGACTAGTTAACGAAGGTTGTACTGTATTACAAGAAATTCAAGATTTAAACGAAGGGTTAAAAGACACTGTTAAAGCCGTTGCAGAAGAGCTTAATGTTAAACCAAGTTTAATCAACAAGGCAATCAAAATTGCACACAAAGCAGACTGGCATCGTGTTGCAGATGAATTCGAAGATTTAGAAACTTTAATAGCTACAGTAGGTAAGGATCATTAATGTGGCAAAAAATAAAAGGTTTTTGGATTAGGAGTTACACTAGCGATCGTGTTTCATTCTATTTTGAAACAATAGCTAGTATCTGTGTTTTTACAAGTATGACCTGGATATCTGTTACAGCACAACACCCTCCAATGCATTTAATATATCCTGTGAGTTTTACAGGAGCAGTATTTAGTATTATTGCTTTTGTTAGACGAGGAGTGGGATGGCCGCTTGTAATGACTATTTACTTTGCGTGTTTACATATTTTTGGGTTTGGTCGTGCAATGGGCTGGTATTGATAAATAAACTTTTACGCATTAAGCATGTAGACGGTACGTTAGCCAAAAAATAACAAGAAAGACTAAATGAGTTACATAGACGCACTTTTTGATAGAAATGAAGACACTATACGTGTTGTAGAAAGACATGATGGTAAGAGAAAATTTGTAGAATACCCAGTAAAATATACTTTTTATTACAAAGATCCTAAAGGAAAACATTTAAGTATTTACGGTGATCCCCTCTCAAAAATTATCTGTAAAAATACAAAAGACTTTCGAAAAGAAATAGCAATCAATAGAGATAAGACTCTATTTGAAAGCGATGTAAATCCTATTTTCCAATGTCTTAGTGAAAATTATTTGAATCAAGATGCGCCAAAATTAAACATAGCATTTTTCGATATCGAAACTGATTTTGATCCTGATAGAGGATTTGCAGACCCAGCAGATCCTTTTATGCCGATTACCGCAATTACAGTAAACTTACAATGGCTAGATGCACTAATAACGCTGGCACTTCCTCCTAAAACACTTACACTAGAGCAAGCTAAACACGAAGTTACAGATTGGGGTGATGATGTATTGCTTTTTACAGATGAAGGAGAAATGCTTGAAACATTCCTTGATCTTATAGAAGATGCTGATGTATTAAGTGGGTGGAACTCAGAAGGTTATGATATTCCGTATACAGTTAATCGTGTAAGCAGGATACTAAGCAAGGATGATACAAGACGCTTTTGCTTGTGGAAGCAATTGCCTAAGAAAAGAGAATATGAAAAGTTTGGCAAAAAAGCTGAAACGTTTGATCTTGTTGGCCGTGTGCATTTAGACAGTCTTGAACTATATAGGAAGTACACATACGAAGAACGACATAGCTATAGACTAGATGCAATTGGCGAAATGGAAGTAGGCGAGCGTAAAACTGTTTACGAAGGTACACTTGATCAACTATACAACAATGATTTTAAAACATTTATAGAATACAATAGACAAGACGTTGCACTATTAGACAAATTAGACAAGAAACTTAAATTTATTGATCTCAGTAATGAACTTGCCCATGCTAATACTGTACTACTGCAAACTACAATGGGTGCTGTAGCAGTTACCGAACAAGCTATTATTAATGAAGCACATGATAGAGGCATGCGTGTTCCTAATCGTCCTAAAAGAGATGATGAAAATACTGCGGCTGCAGGCGCTTATGTTGCATTTCCAAAAAAAGGTGTGCATAAGTGGATAGGAAGTATGGACTTAAATAGTCTATATCCTAGTGTTATTCGTGCGTTAAATATGGCACCTGAAACAATTGTAGGACAACTTCGTCCTGAAATGACAGATGCTATTATTAATGAAGCTATTAGTTTAGAAAAAAAGTCATTTGCAGGTGCTTGGGAAGGCCGTTTTGGTACAGAAGAATACCAAGCAGTATTAGATCAACGTAAAGATGTTGTATTAACTTTAGACTTTGAAGATGGTCGTTCAGAAACATTAAGCGGTGCAGAAGTTTATAAGCTAGTATTTGATAGTGGCATGCCTTGGATGCTAAGTGCTAATGGTACAATATTTACAACTGAGTTTGAAGGTGTTATTCCAGGTATATTAAAACGCTGGTATGCAGAACGTAAAGAACTACAAGCCATGAAAAAGAAAGCAATTGAAGCTGGTAATCCGCTAGAAATTGCTTTTTGGGATAAACGGCAACTTGTAAAGAAAATTAACTTAAATTCTTTGTATGGTGCAATTTTAAATCCTGGATGTAGATTTTTTGATAAGCGTATAGGACAATCAACTACGCTAACTGGTAGACAAATTGTAAAACACATGAGTGCAGAAGTTAATAAAGTTATAACAGGTGAATATAATCATGTTGGCAAGGCTGTAATATATGGTGACACAGATTCGGTTTACTTTAGTGCGTATCCTGTATTAAAAACAGAAATAGACAATGGAAGCATTCCTTGGTCAAAAGAAGCCGTGATTGCATTATATGATCAAGTAGCAGAGGAAGCTAATACTACCTTTAAAGACTTTATGTTAACTGCATTCCATTGTCCAGCTAGCAGATCTGCAGTAATTGCAGCTGGTAGAGAAATTGTTGCTGAATCTGGTTTATACATCACTAAAAAACGTTATGCTGCACTTGTTTATGATCTAGAAGGCGAAAGGAAAGATATAGACGGAAAACCTGGTAAAGTTAAAGCTATGGGTTTAGATTTACGTCGATCAGATACGCCAGTATACATGCAAGAATTTCTAAGCGAAGTTTTAATGATGGTATTACAAGAAAAACCAGAAAATGACATAATAAAACGAATTACAGAGTTTAGAGCGGATTTTAAAAATAGACCAGGTTGGGAGAAAGGCTCGCCTAAACGTGCTAATAAAATTGGGCACTATCAACGATTAGAAGAATCTAAAGGCAAAGCAAATCTGCCAGGACATGTAAGAGCAAGCCTAAATTGGAATAGTTTGAGAAAAATTAATAATGATAGATATAGTATGGAAATAGTAGACGGAATGAAGGTTATCGTTTGTAAATTAAGGCATAATCCAATCGGGTTTACTAGTGTAGCTTACCCTGTTGACGAACTAAGATTGCCTGATTGGTTTAAAGAATTACCTTTTGATAATAGCGGAATGGAAGAGGCTATTATAGATAAAAAATTAGACAATCTAATAGGTGTTTTAAATTATAAGTTAGACGATACTAAACAAGAGAATAATTTTAACAATTTGTTTGAATGGGAATAAATAATGACTGACGAAGAAACTCCTGCAAAATTAAAAGAAATAGCCTCTAACTGGGAAGAATCTTATAATGGACATGCAGTAGAACTTAAAAAGAAAAGACTATTAGATAGTATTAACTCTCCAGAATTTATAGCAGCACAAAAAGCATACAAAGAAGCTACTGAACAATACGAAGCTGACAATAACGAATGGTGGGACAAGCTTTCTGAAGAAGAAAGAGAAAAAGCTTTTTATGCTGTATGTAAACGTATACACAAAGGTGACTATGAGAAAAACGGAAGCTATAGATACGTCCTATATCAAGTTTTTGGATTTGATATGAGCATGTATGCTGTAGGTATGGATTGTGGCTATATGGATTTACACAATGCTATATTTGGTGGTATAGAACTTAAAAAAATGTCTCAAGCTAAAGAAATTACTATTAAACAAGACGGGATAGAACACAAAGCAATCTTAGAAGAACATCAAAATATATCTATAAAATTAAAAGATGATGACAACCGAATAGAAATTATTATAAATAACCTTCCTAAAACTTTTGACAGTGCAGCATGAACTTATCTCCCACTTTTAATTTAGTTAAATACTAATATATCATTTGGAGAATTTATGCGAGAGATATTTCAAGAAATATTAGATTATACATATGCTAATACTCTTTTTAATTATTTAAAATTATATCATGTAAAGACCGAAATTACAGAAATAGTACCAGACTTATTTGGTACTATTATAAGTATAGATTCTAAAACAAATCAACTTGTATCAAATCAACAACAAATTTCGTGGCTACAAGAAAATCTAAAAATTAGATTTAGCGGAACTACTGCGATCGATAATGACAAATATTTTTATGTAAAAAAGCTTACAGGTTCTCCAGCATGTTACAAATTTTCAATTGGCGAAACTTTAGTACCTGGCGAAGTAGTACCATTACCTACATTTGATGAAAATTTTACTATCATTTTGGATCAAAGTTATATTGTATTAAAAGATACGAGCTGGCTAGACTTAGGTCTTAGAATTATTTTAGAAGAATTTCCAGTTCCAGGTAATGCAATTTCACAAATAACTGAATTAAGTGAAAATACAAAATATTATGTTTATGAAATACATGAAGATAAAAAAATTAGACTAAGTCTCTATCAACATTTACCAAATTCTTCTGCAGAATCTCATCATAATTTTGTTCATTTTGATCAAACAAAGTCTACAAAAATCGAGCTAATCCAAGACAATACATTTATAGAAGCTGTAACAGAAGACAAAAGTGTTTATCTTGCTGCAACGATTGATGAAAAAGTTGGTAAATTCCAAAAAGATTTTATAATGTTCGACCTTTTTAAGATTTTTAATGAATTAGAAAATATAAAAGAATATCCTAATAACTCTAATTTAGAAATAACAAATATCAATATACAAAATGAGTTTGTTTCTACAAAATTAAATTTCGAAAATAATGATACTACATTCAAAGATGAATTTGTTTTTTTAGATCATGCGATAGATTTGAATTCCTTAGAGCCTCCACAAAACCCAATGGTAAACTTTAATGATACGCATTGGCATTTTGCTTTTAATTTAGACGAAACACATTTATCTAGATTTGACGATATGTCCTTAGTTTATTTAGATTTTGAGAAATTCTACCTATCTACAAAAACTAAAGATTTAATTACAATTACAGGTATTAACAACAGTATTTTATCAACAGAAAATACAGTTTTGTCTCCTGGTACGGCTATTTCATTTAGAAATTCTAGTGATTCTAGCGAGTCATTAAATGCAGCAGGACTTCAAGCAAATAAATTATATTATGTTAAAACAGTATATAATAACACAAGCTTTACTATAACAGAAAATTTAAATGGAAGCCTTTTACAATTACCGTTTTGTAATTTTACTTTTTTAATGGAGATTGAAACTCAATCTGACAAATTACCTGCATACAATTTAGAATTTGAGTTTGGTGAGGGTAATCCAAATTTTGGTATAATAACCTTTGAACAAAACATTACAGGCACATATATACCTCGAATAATAGATGAATTTAAAACAATTACAAGAACTTGTGCTGAATATTCAGATATTGTTTATAGACAAAAACCAACAGAAAAAATATTAATTGGTCCTTTTTTATCTGATCCACAATACCAAATATGGATAGACGATACTAGCATACTGTCTAAAAATCAGCCTATAATGTTTGGTAACACTCCGGACTCTGCTGATGCGGTAGCTCAAGCAGGCTTAACTGAGGATAAAATCTATTATGTAACAGATATTTTAGATTGTAACCACTTTAAATTTTCTGAAACTATTGATGGTATTGACATAGGCTTGCCTTACTGTAATTTCCAATTAAATTTAATAATAGTATGCAATGTATTTCAGGTATTTGATTTTACGCCATTTAACGCACCACAATCCAACAATAAAGAATTATGGAAATATTTGAAGCCTGATATGCCTATTGGATTTAGAAATCTGCCAGATTCTTCTGACGCATTAACTGAGGCAGAATTAAAATTTCAAGAAACATATTACGTTAAAGAAATTAAAAAATTTTTAGATGGGGAAGAAGAATTCTTAGTAACAGGAATAGATAGCGACGGAATTCTTTCTTTAGATATTCCTCCTGAGAAACCTTTTATAGATGTACTATATCCCGGTATAGAGGTTTATTTTGAAAATTTACCAGATTCTGCTACAGCATTAGAAGAAGCCGAACTTGTTGATCAAAACGATCCCTATAAAAAATACTTTATTAAGGATGTTTGGCCAGGCGGTTTGTTTACATTAAGTGAAACATTAGACGGAGAACAATTGCTTTTGCCATATAGTAACTTTGAATTTGCAATGAAAATGGATTTTGTTAGATTAGAATTTACTATTAGCGAAACACTTGGAGGTCCTGTATTACCTGTTCCATACAGTAATTTTCTATTCGAAGTTTTTCATAAGGTAAATTATATAGAAGTAGATGATACAACATGGTTTAGAAAAAATATGCCTGTAAAATTCGAAACATATACTGCAACAGATGCTCTATTAGAAGCAAGTCTTTCTTCTAGCCAAATTTATTATATAAAAGAGATTGTAGATACTACTAGATTACTTTTAACAACAGAGCCAAATGGGGATACATTAGTTATTAGTGATTCGGACTCTGATTTTTTTATAAAACATGCTACGGGAAATGGATTATTACTAACAAGCCATATAGGTATTGATCCTACTATTTTAAATAAAAATCCAACAATATACACACAGAGTAATCTATATACATCTTACCTAGATATTATACCAAATTCACTACCATATGACCATACATTTAACAATATAAATTTACCTATTCCGGCAGATAGTACAATTTTTGGACAATATTATTATGACGAAAACGACTATGTTTATGGTCATAATGCATTATCACCAGTTTGGATTGCTGATTATGTAATCACAGTCACATCATTGAACGAAGAATATATATTAACAGGATCCGATAGAAATGGCTCTTTTAATTTAGAAACTATGCCATCTTTAACTTTTTATCCAGGAGATAAAGTAGAATTTAATATTGATCCTACAACAAAAAATACACATCCGTTCTGGATAAAAACACGAATCGCAAAAAAGACTAGGTATCATGCTCCTGGTTCCTTTGGTAATGGTACAACTAATATAAAATGGACTGTAGAAAATAATGGAACATATCATTATGTTTGTCCTGCTCATATTCATATGGCAGGATCTATTACAGTACAACCTAGTATACCACAAACACCTACATATATTGATAAAAATTTAGAAAGAGCTTTTGATCTAAGAAGACCATTAAATACTACTGATTTAGATAAAAATTATGTTTACGTATTTGAAATAAATCAACTTAAATTAGGAGAAATAAAGAACAATCCAACCTTGACAGGCGCTGATAATGAAGTTAAACTATTAGTTAGTGATAGAAATTCTTATGCATTGCCAGTTGGTTTTTTAAATAAAAAATGGATCTACCCTATGGCACAGATATTAGCCATTCAATTATTACCAGGTGATAAAGTAATGAGAATATCTGATGAGGGCCGATTAATGATAACTGTTAAGAGTCCTAATGGTATATACAATTATATACTCGAAGGAATTGAAAAAATATAAAAAGGAAAAATGAAAGATATTTTACAAGATATAGTTGCACACACACATGGATTAGGTTTTTTAAGTTCATTAAAAGTATCAACAGATGAGAACTCTACAACCATTTCAAGTATAACCGATGATAGAAGTTTAGTATTACAAGCTACAACACATGAAAGAGTAGCTGACTTTATGGGTGTTTTTGGAATGGGTAATTTAGAAAAACTAAATTTGTTATTAAAAAATCCAGAGTATAAAGAAGATGCTAAAATTGAAATTGTAAAGAAAACTAAAGATGACATCGAATACCCTGCACATATTCATTTTGAAAATGTAATTGGGGATTTTCAAAATGATTACAGATTTATTAATAAAGAAGTAATTGAGAAAAATTTAAAAAGTGTTAAATTCAAAGGAGCTTCTTGGGAATTAGAATTCGAGCCACCTGTTGCTAGTATTTCTAGAATGAAATATATGAGTGCAGTACATTCCGAAGATCCAAATTTCCAAGTATGGACTGAAAATAACAATCTTATTTTTTCTTTTGGAGATAATGTGTCTCATGCAGGCGAATTTGTTTTTAAACATAATGTTAATGCTACACTAGCAAGTAAAAAATCATTTCCAATTGCCCAAACACAAAGTATTTTAAGCTTGTCTGGAAATTCTACTATGAGTATATCCGATCAAGGTGTAATGAAAATCAGTGTCGACAGCGGATTTGCTTTATACGATTATTTCTTACCTTCTCAAACAAAATAATGAATTCTAATTTAACTAATACTCAAAGTGATTACGCTGTATTCCTGCCTGCGTTAAGTGGATTTTATGCTACATTTATAGGAAAACAAAGATTTGAAGAATATGTTGACAAAACTCGTATTCCTTTGAACTTACCTAATGGGGTAGAAAGTCTAAACTATTTAAACCAACAAGCAGGTAATTTTTACTACAAATGGACACTATATTCAGCTGGGCATGCTGATCTAGATGTTACAAAAGATAATCCTAATGAAGACATGATCCGAAATAGAAATCGAGAAGACACTTGGTTACTCGGTGATAGCGGAGGATTTCAAATCGGAAAGGGAGTATGGGAAGGAGATTGGAAAAATCCTTCCTGTCCAAAGGCTAGTAAGAAAAGAGAAGATGTTCTTCGTTGGATGGATGCCTATATGGATTATGGAATGATATTAGATATTCCTGCATGGGTAGCTAGAAGCGACACTGGTAAAAAAGCAACTGGTGTTACTACATATCAAGAAGCCGTTAATGCTACACGGGTAAACAATGATTATTGGATTAACAACAGATCTGGTGCTTGTAAATTTTTAAATGTATTACAAGGTGAGGATCATACAGAAGCTGATGACTGGTATTTACAAATGAAAGATTATTGTGATCCTAAAAAATATCCAAGTAATCATTTTAATGGCTGGAGTATGGGTGGTCAAAATATGTGTGATGTTCACCTAGTTCTTAAACGATTAATTTCTCTTAGATTTGACGGATTACTTGAAAAAGGTATACATGATGTTATGCACTTCCTTGGTACAAGTAAATTAGAATGGGCTGTATTATTAACCGACATACAACGAGCAATTAGAAAGTATCATAATGAAAACTTTATGATAACATTTGATTGTGCAAGTCCTTTTTTAGCAACTGCTAACGGACAAATATATTGTGAACTAGAAACAGAAAATAGGAAAAAATGGGTATATCGGATGGTTCCTAGTATAGATGATTTATCTCTAGCTACAGATACTACACCATTTGGCCAAGCATTTGTAAGAGAAGGTAAGCACACTTCCTTTATGGACAGTCCTATTACAAATGGATTAGTAACCAACGACATATGTGTTTATAATGTAGGAGACAAAAACAAAGTAGGTACTATTAAGGTTCTAGCAGGCACTCCTGAATTAAATAAAGACGGTAGTATTAAGTTAGACCCAGACGGAAATCCTATTATTAGAAACAAAGATTCTACAAGTTGGGATAGTTTTAGCTATGCATTAATGATGGGACACAATGTTTGGATGCATATTAATGCAGTTCAAGAAGCTAATAGACGTTATGATAATGGAATTTATCCATCCATGTTAAAACATGACAAATTTATTGGTATTACGCAAGAATTTAAAGAAATTGCAAATGCAATTTTTGCAACTGATGATAAAGAAAAAGCAGATTATATAAATAACGATTATCAACGATATTTAGATAGTATAAAAGGTACTAGAGGTACAACAGGTAAAAAAATGACTAATGCTAAAAGGAAATTTAATGAACTTTTTGAAGAGGTGTAATGGATAGGAATTACAGTAATGAAAAATTAAACAGAGACGAAGTAAGATTTTTTTATGGTAGAGAAGTTGAAAAAACTCCTGCATACTCTATGAATACATTATTTGTTGTAGGTATTCAACCTATTTTAGATATTACAAACGCTTGTGGAAAATTAAAAACAGAACACATTTTCTTTGGTGCTAATCATTCTTTTGATCCGCAAACACCGGAAGAATGGGACCAATGGGAACAGATGATAGAACACTTTCTAAAAGAAGGTCATCTGTGCAGTTTAGATATTCCTTTTAATGCAATTGAACAATTTAACGAAGGTGGATTATGCGAATTTAATAACTTTATTCCACAACTTAGAATACCTATTCCATATGTAAAACTTTGGAATTATAATACCATGCTTAAAATTGATGATGCTTCATTTAATGTTTCAAACCCAGGGGTATGGTGTCATAGATTGCATGACTTAATGGCCAGTGACAAATTTACAAAATGGAAAGATTATACACTTGACACTATACTTAAATAAATATATAATAACTACAAAAAGGCATTATGAGTAAACGTAGTATTTGGATTACCTTTAGGAAAGAGGGTATCCATAAATATCCTGCAGCATTAACTGATCCTAATCTTGCAACAGGAGATGAATATGATGTAAGCTTTTTAGGACATCCGCACAGACATATTTTTCATTTTAAAGTACAAATAGAAGTTTTCCACAATGATAGAGAAATTGAATTTATACAATTTAAACGCTGGTGTGAAAACTTATATAATACCGGCACATTACAATTAGATTATAAAAGCTGCGAAATGATTTCCGATGATTTATATAGCCACATAAGTCAAAAATATCCTAATAGATTTGTAATTATCGATGTAGCAGAAGACGGCGAAAATGGCTGTCAAATAATTTATAACAATTATGAAGAGAAATAAAAATGGCAATTAAAGATCCACTAATTCGCAAAATTTTCGACGATCTTGATGCATTTCGAGATTATTGTAGATTTGAAGGCAAGTACTTCCATGAATCTAGTTTATACAAAAAAGGTGATCGTGTTTGGGAAAGCTATTTAATTTGGTGTAAAAATAAAGAAAACAAAAAGACACAGAGAACATAAATGACTATTTACATAGTAGACTTAGAAGCTGTTGAAACTAGATATACTAAACAGTGGAAAGACTGGCTTCCTAAACAAATTGAGAAAGCTACTGGTGCATCTGTTATAGCAATTAGCGGTGGAGAAACTCCGCAAGATACAACACCTGGAGCATTTTTAAATTTTGGTGGAACTAATGTCTACAAAAGTAAACAACAAGAAATAATTGCAGAGATGTTTTGTAATAATGAGATACAAGACGGAGATTATTTCTTATATACTGATGCATGGAATCCTACTGTTATCCAATTAAAATATATGGCTGAACTATTAGGTTATAAAATTAAGATTGGTGGTATGTGGCATGCTGGCTCTTATGATCCTCATGACTTTTTAGGAAGACTAATTGGTGATTCACCGTGGGCTAGGCATGCAGAAATGAGCATGTACGAATGCTACGATGACAACTTTTTTGCTACAGAGTACCATATTGATCTATTTACTAAAACATTTTGGCAGGACACAGCCGAAATAGATGAGCAAAAATTGCATAAAATAAAACGTGTCGGTTGGCCAATGGAATATTTACATAACAGTATGTTTGGTAATAGAAGCCGACAGAAAGAAAATATTATAGTTTTTCCGCACAGAATTGCTCCAGAAAAACAACATGATATTTTCTTAGACTTAAAAGAATCTTTACCACAATATGAATTTATTACTTGCCAAGATAAAAAATTAACTAAAAAAGAATATCACGAATTATTAGGACGAGCTAAAATTGTTTTTAGCGCAAACTTACAAGAAACATTAGGTATTAGTTGGTATGAAGGATTACTTGTAGATTGTATTCCTATGGTTCCGGATAGATTAAGTTATAAAGAAATGGCGCAAGATGATTTTAAATATCCTAGTGCATGGACTGCTAATTTTGATGCCTATAAAGAACATAAAATTAGTCTAATGGAGAGAATATTACATTTTATAGAAAACTATAGTAAGTATAAAGGCCAAATAATTGAACAAAGAGAATTTTTAGAAAATAAATTCTTTTCGGGTACACGTCTTTATAATGCATTAAAATGACTAGACCTGTAACAATCACTATACCGTTAGATGATCAAGAATCACAGGTTTTAACCTATGATACAATGGCAAATAATACTTCCTTAGTTGACCCAGATAGCTTTACTTATAGCACTACTATCTGGGATAACACTGTTACATTTAATGAACTTATTAATACAGGTGAAGTTGAAAAAATGGCTAAAGAATATCCTGCATTAGATAAAGCTTATCGAAATTTCCGACAAATATACGACTTAGTAAAAGCTGATTACAAATCTAAAAATAAAAAGGCATAATGAAAAAGAAATATTATTCGTGGAATGATATTGAAACAATGTGCATACAAATTGTAAATCAACTGTATGCAGATAATTGGCGGCCTGATTATATAGTAGGTCTTACCCGTGGAGGTAACGTACCTGCTACAATAATCAGTAACATGACAAATATACCTGCTGACACACTACAAGTAAACTTCCGAGATAATGGATTATACACAGAAAGCAATTGCTGGATGGCAGAAGATGCATATGGATATGGTGTTATACCTACCGAAGGTTATTTTGACAGCGTAACAGGTAGCATTGCAGAGAAACGTAAAAAAATCTTAATTGTTGACGATATAAACGACTCAGGAAAAACGTTTGACTGGATTGTTACAGATTGGCAAAGTAGTTGTGTGCCAGGAGATGTGGCTTGGAAAGAGATTTGGGGTAATAGTGTAAGATTTGCTGTGCTTACCGAAAACTTGTCTAGCAACTTTGAACTTGTAAACTACTACTGCGATACTGTAAACAAAGCAGAAGAGGATGTATGGTTAGTTTACCCTTGGGAAGATGTGGGGCAATATGGTAGATGAACTTATGGTACAGCAGCAGGTTGCTAACAAATGGCAACACATGGTAGGTGTTATCTGCTTAAATCTTACTAATCGCAAGCAGGTAAAACGTGTACTACCTGAATTTTTTTCTCAGTGGAGCACTGCTGAACAATTTTTACAAGCAGACTTTGATACAGTAAAAGAACTTGTAAGTCCACTAGGAATGGGCGAAGTTCGTACAAAACGATTGTTCCGTATGAGTCAAGACTTCCTAACATGGGATCAAAATAACGCTAAGGACCTACACGGTATTGGTAAGTACGGAAGCGACAGTTACGAAATTTTTTATAAAAATAATATTCCAGACAATGTACAAGATAAAGAACTATTAAGATACATTAGAGAAGATGTTAACACTACACATTCCTATTGAAGATTTAGTCCCAGAAATTTCCCAAGACCCATTAAACATTTTAAAATTACGCAATGTAGGTATAGACTATGCTACTAGCACTATTGATGCAGTACTAGGCAAATACTATATAACTATTTTTTATTTTTCAGATTACGACATAAAATTAAGTAATAGATGGGTTGATTATAAGCTTAATTGGGGAGAAGCAGGTATTACAATCCAATTTATCAGCACAAAAGACGTAAGCAATAGAACAACACGTTCAGAACAAATAGAACATTAAGGAAAATATGTCATGTACTATAGTTGTAGGTACACAATGGGGCGACGAAGGTAAGGGTAAAATAGTAGATTTACTAACTGCAGATTCTGATGCAGTTGTAAGATATCAAGGAGGAAATAATGCAGGGCATACTGTTATGTATGAAGATAAAAAAGTCGTGCTGCATCTTATTCCTAGCGGTATACTACAAGGAAAACAAGCAATATTAGGTAATGGTGTTGTTATTGACCCTAATTCATTATTACACGAAATTAAAGAATTAGAAACTGCAGGGTACGATCTTTCAAACCTTAGGATCAGCAAGCAAGCTCATCTTGTATTACCTTATCATACATTCTTTGATAACCTTCGAGAAGCTAAAAAAGGCGCAAATAAAATCGGCACTACTGGCAGAGGAATTGGTCCTGCCTATGAAGATAAAGTTGCTAGACTAGGATTACGCATTTGTGATATTAGGAAAACTAATTTCGAAGAAATTATCACAAATTTATTACAACAAAAAGAAAACGAACTGCAAAATTTCCAACGTGATGATATAGGTTATGTTGTAAACTTTGGTAATATTGTAAATAACCTGCAAGAGT